GTTATGAATTGCGATCTGTTCATACCAGAACTCACCGTCCCCCTCCTCGTAGTTGATGACGGCCAAACCCTGCTGCCAGTCTTCCACAATAGTGAGAGGGCGACCATCCAGATCAATCCCACCCTTTGTAGAAGGCACTGCTCCCGAGCACTTCGCTAGTGTGCCGGGGGACGCGGCCATAATAGTTTTGGCTCCGTCCCAGTCTTCCCTGCTCTTTTCTGCCCACTCCCTGCGGTGGATGTGTCCGTAAACCACGGATGTTTTTTGAGAGTTGAGGTACGCGTGTGCTGTCGATCCGTTCGATCTAACTTTGTCTCCATGAATGATTCGTAGACGCTGGTTAATCCAGACTTGACCAGCAGGATAGCCCGGTACATAATTAATATCGTAACTATCAAACCTACAAAGGTAAGGAACGCTGAGAACCGGCCACCCTTCTGGCGTGTTCCCGCGCTTAAGTCCCATGGCTGCCTTGGCGTTGTCGATGACATAGTTAACGAGCCTTTCTTCGTGGTTACCGGAAATCCAGTAAATCACGGCGTTAGGTGCTGCTGCTCGTAACTGGGCGCAAAGCGTCGTTGCTCTATCAATGGAGGCTTGCGTGGTCAAAGCGTAAGCGTTACTTAGCCGGTATCGTCCGAACTCAGGCAGGTCAAGGTTATCCCCGACCATGACGATCATATCCGGATTTACTTGTGCTGTTATCTGAAGGGCGATATCCATAGCCTCTTCGTCGTGGGTGCTCTCCAAGTCCCCAGCAGCGTTGCGGTAGTACCCGATCTGCATGTCGGGGAGAACCACGCAAGTCTTGAAGTCTGACTTGGAGGCTTTGACCTTGGTCGGGGGTACCTTCACAACAGGCCCCGGTTGCACAACCGGCCACTCAGGACCCGACTCAAACTTGGGGCTTATCTGGATGCCGAACAGGTCATGTATCTCAGCCTCACCAGCGTCGTTCTTGGTGAGCGACTGGTAGACAGACACCCGCTTGATCTCCCCGACCTCATCGGGGTCGATGTTGTTGCGCGCTAGAAGTTCAGCAATCTTGCCGAGGGCGTAGCGCCCCGCGTTACCAGTACTCAAGTCTTTGGTCAGATCACTGGCAGCCACATTTGCCCCTTGCGTGACGACCAATGGTGCTTGTGCTGATTTGGTGACCGTGCTTGTTCAGCACATCGGACAACCACTCGTACGAGTACACCTTGGCCCGCCCTACCCCGCGGTCTTCTTTGATAAGGGCCATGGCGTTGGTTAGCGCCTCTGATTCCTCTGGAGTCATAGCCTGCTGTATCAGTGAGAAGGTGCAGGGGATGCGGGTTTCAGAGGAGTCTCTTGTAGTCAGGTCATGCACCAGACTGGGTGCGGTGGTCATGTAGTACTCCGTTCGCAGATGAGGTTACATCACGTTGGAAACGCTTCTATCAGTATAGCCGTTACTGATGGTGTTGGAGAAGGATGAAAGTGACTGGATAACGTGCAGGAGTTCTTGCTCCTCTTGTTGGCCCCGTGGGGTCAGACGGCGCAGATAGGAAACTGCTGCGAGAGCGGCGTCTTTGGGGTGCATTTCTTTCTCCTGTTACTCGTTGGAATACGAGTGTAGCAACCTCTGAGTATTCCAAGGTTCACAACGCAAAAGGCCCACCCCCGAAGGAGTGGACCTTTGCTGATAGGAAGTGTTATGGGTTACCGGTACCCGGGCAGGTGCTTGTACTGGTCACGAGTGTCGGGGTGAGCCGCGTCCAAATCCATTGCGGACCACGTGGTATTACCGTCTGCATTTCTTTGGGGCATCATAGCCATCGTCTTGCCTACGTTGTCCTTTCCGCCCGCCCAGTTAATTGGGAGGGAGTCGGTCGAACCGCCTCCCGACGCCTTGGCGTCAAAGTAGGTATTACCGTTGTCGTGGCCTACTACTTGACCAACAAAGCCCTTCGACCAGTGTGACCCCTTAGGGACACCCGCGGCCGCAGCCGCGTGTGGGTGTTGGATACCTTGTGAGCGCGCCGCATGGGCGTCCCTACCGACCTGCCTGCCGGGGTGTGATCCGGTGTCTTCTCCGCGGGCCATCAGTCGTACACCACCGTGGGGGCGGGGCGCTTGGTGTAGCCACCTGAGTTGTACTCGTACTCAAACATGGGCATACCGTCACCGGCCATTGAACCCTGTACGAACTCTTGGAGCACTGAGGGGGCGTCGATCCAAGTCGAACTGCCTACGTGAGCACGTTCACGCATGGTGTCCTCTGGGTGCTTGAAGAACATCTCTGGGTCGGTGCCGTTGCGGCCACCCTGACGGCCAGCGGTGTCACGGTAAGCGCCGATGCCGAAGTCCATGGGAACGTCGGTGTCAGTGGCGACACCCTCTTCAAAACGAAGGGGGCCACGGTTACCGGGGATGCTGGGGGCCAGAGAACGCTCAAACACGTTCTCGCCCTTCTCAGGGAACATAGGGTTGGGGGCTACAGCCATCTTTCCTCCTATATGGATATGGGTCTATTGGTAAAGATTACCACTTTTGTGGCTCATCGGTAGAAGGGACTCTCACTTACACTTATTTGGGGCATGGTATCTACTTGGGTAAGATTGCATGCTATTGCGAGTGAGTCAGGGTAGTCGTCAAACGCGCCCTTCTCATCAGGTGCTGCCGCTAGAAGGTACGGGCCTCGGTGCACCTTCTCTAGGTCAAGCATCTGTTGATTGAAGCGTTTCCAGTTCTTGGTGCGGCGTGCTTTTGAATGACCGGGGATTACAAGTTGATCTCGTTGGATCAGTTCTGTGAGATGAACCCATCGGTCATTTTGGGTTTTGGAGTCTGATGAGACTGCCAGCACTTCGATATGTGGGAGTAGAATCTGTAGCCGTTCTGCAACAGCGCCGCCGACACCTTGACTGTCAACTCCAATGCGGAAGACATCATAGTTTCGCAGGAAGTCGATAATCTCAAAGTATTGCTTCTCCCACTCAAGGTTGTTGATTTCCAACCAGTTTAGTACACGGTGCTCGTAGAATCCGAATCCGTCCGGATGGTCCCAATCGACCCACACCACAGTGACTACCGTTGAGTCGTTGGAGCGGGCCACGTCGATACCCACTACCACGGGGGTTCTCCACCACTGTTTCACCAATCCCATGGATTGGTCGTACATACGTTCTAGCCGTTCGTCGGTTACGAACATGCCCTTCTCAAGAATCCAACGGTTGCAGTAACTCATCTGGAACTCGTCGGAGTCTTCGCCAATACGGAGTTTCTCTTTTGAGATGAATCGTGCGTAGTTTTGGTTGTACTTTGCTGCTACGCGCCAATCGTACTCAAAGTGCGCCTGACGATGACCTCTACGGGCATTCACATCACGGCGCTTGTTGTATTGAATAGCCTTATAGAAATACGACTTGTTACGCACCGCGGTACCGGTGAGCATGATGGTTCCGTTGTTGAACGCCAACATGGGCTTGATCGACTTGGTAATCATTACCTCGTCAGCCTCTTGGGCCTCGTCAACGAGGATGAAATGGTACGTCTTCGATTCGATCTTGGCCTTAGGGTTACAGGTCTGCATACGGCAGAGAGACCCGCTGTTCTTCAGGGATATGGCGCGCCCCTTACCGCGAGACCCTCCTGATGTGGTCTTATCGTCAATCTCTGGGTCAAGCAGGAAGTCCATGGCGTGGTCGCTAGTGAGGCGCGACACGATACGGCTGAACACGGTGTCCGCTTGGTCCTCCACAGGGGCGAAGACACCCACTAGGAAGCCCTTCTCAAACTTGCCCAACCACGTTGGATACGCCTTGGCGAGTTTAGGAAGGATAACCATCATGGCAGCCATGACGTTAGAGAGCACTTCTGACTTACCCGACTGGCGGGTGGCGATGAGTGTCAGTTCTTCACCGTCACCTATGACGATGGACTCAATAGCGCGGTACGCGATGGGCAACTGGTAGGGAAAGAACTCAACGTCACAGAATTGCTCTGTGAACAGCACCAGTTTCTTCACGAGCAGGTCAATGAACTCGCTGGATGTTTCGTCCAGTTCTTGTACTGGCTCCTCTTCAAGAAGGTCCTCATCGCCAAGGGTGTCAGTCACGTTTGCGCCCCAGCAGTTCAGTCCACACTTGGTTGAGTGCAGTCAGGGCGTCGGTCACCTCTGAGGGAGGGCCATCACGGTACGTCCAGTGGTCTAGTGCTTGGCCCGCCTGCATGACAAGCAGACTCGCCCAAGAAGTTAGGTCAGGGGTTGACATCCGAGACACTCTCGCAGGCACGGATGGTTTGGCACTCGGCTTGTTGAACAGTTTCATCAGTTCCATCTCTTTATAGCGTCTACGTCCAAGTCTAACCACTTGCCGTCCATCGCCTGTAGGAACCCCTCTTCAGATGTCTCTGGAGAAACCTTTTTACAGATTCCTATATGCAAAACATACTTGGACACTCGGAATTCTATACCGGAACCCCTGCGCCAAGGCGGGTACAGTTCCCGGTATATACCCTTGGATATACAAGGGGTGATCTTGCTGCCATTAGATCTCACAGCGGCGTAAAGGCGTCCTAAAAATAGGAACTTAGTTAAAACCAATTTGATTACAATAACTAACAGTATTAAACTTAGCAGAAGCACGCTTAGTCCTAAGTGGTCAGGCAGGGTTCCCGGAATTCTTTGAACCCTTGCCATAGTTTTGTTTAACATATGTTCCTAGGGATTGTGAATCAATAAATTTGATGAAATCTTGTAGAGTCTGGTTATTGTACATCCATCCCTGTGGGGGTTTGTCGTTTCTCCAGTAAACATGAATACTTCCTCGTATGAAGTCCTCTGGTAGTTTGTTCTTCTGGTGTCTAAATCCTCCGTTTATGGCTCGTTGGAGTATGTCCCTGACGTGCTCCTCCGACTCTGGAATAAATTGTAGACTCTTAATTCGTGTGCTACTTTCTGATGTAAAAACACCAAAACTAGTATCATAATTAATGTCTAGTTCTTCACACAGTTTTCTTATCTGGGCAGATAGGCTGACTTCACCCTCAATGGCTTCTTCGTCTTCCGAGTACGGACGGTTTATATCCTGTACTGCACTCTCAAAGGCTTCTTCGTATTTGCCCCGTTTTACACCTACGTCTTCTAAACCTTGTTTGAACCGTTCAAGACCAAACTGGCCTATACCACTTTTCCTAGTAGCCATCTCAACTCCTTAGTTGAAGACTAGTGTTAGTGTGCCACTATATTGGGGGGAAGTAGTAACACCCGCTAACCGGCGGTAACTACCGGGGTCTACCGACGCAAACCCAGCAGCGGTGCCACTACCGAGGGCAAGTAACTGCGCGGATGTCAGGGTGTGGTTGGCTTGAGAGGTGTTATCACCGATGTACGGGCCGGTAACGATATTAGATACAGTTGGGATTGACACTGGCCGAGTGGTGCTGTTGTGGGTACCGATGGCTAGGTTTCCACTGAACCCCGCCGTGCCCTGTCGAAGAACGAGGAGTGTGCCGCTGTCTGGCGCGTAACCCTTGCAGGTTATTGCAACACCAGTACCATAGAACCAGAACCCACTTTGGGTTTCGTAACTGGCATCTAGTCTACCGCTTACCACGTCGTCCGTGTCCGTGCGCCAAGAAGGTGCACCTGCCGTTTCCCATGTTGACGATTGCAAAGCATACACAAGGAATGTGCCAAGAGGCTTCGTTGTCTTGGTGACCCAACTGCTGGCTGCGGCGTTCCCTAGAGAGTCGGTTGCCTTAATCCGATACGACACACCAAGACCACGTTTGGCGGAGGCTATCACGTGGTTAGTGGTACCACTCGCCCCAGTCACGGAGACTGTTTCGTAAATGGATGCGCCGCCGTCGTAACTGACCTCAAGTACCACTGATGCCAACGAGGAAAGCGCGTCGGTAGTTGCTGAACGAGTAACAGTGAATCCAGAAAAACCGGGGACCCACTCTGAGATGGTGGGCGCAGCCACGACCGGGGGCACCGTGTCATTGATAGCAGCCACCGAGGCCGACGTAGCCCACGTAGAGACCAGAGCGTTGGTGTCCACAGACCGAACCTTGGCGCGGTAGATAGAACCGTGGGTTGCTGTGTTGGTTCCCCATGTGTAACTGGGAGACAGCACCCCTGTGACAGACGCCGATGTCGTCCAAGTTCCACTGCTGTACACTTCCAGACTCATTTGGTAACTGGCGATGTTCGTCTGCGCAGGAGCGGTAGAAGTCAACGCCAAGATACCGGGGTTGCTGGCGGTAAAACTTCCGATAGTGGGAGGGTTTGGATCGGTAACATAAACAATCACAGGGAAGGTAGGGGGAGCCGAACCACCACCATTGACTGCCGTGAGGGTGTAGTACACCTGTATCCCGCCCACTCCGGG